TGTAAATTAAATACACAAGAAAATTGTCCTGACGTAAATCCTGATTCTAATAATTTTTTAGTAGGATCAACAAATAAAGTATTAGTTAACGTAGGATTTGATTCATCTTCAGCTTGTTCAGGGTATTGCCAATCTTCATAATTTTCTATAGAAGTCAGTAAATTCCCCGCCATATCATATACATGAAATTCTACATAATCATTTCTTTTACCAAATTTTCTATCAAATAATCTATTTGATATTTGATCTATATCACTTTGATCTATTCGTGATAGTGTATTTATTTGTAAATTTCCCATTATCTCATACTGTCTATTTTCTTACCATGCCAATATCTGGCTTTTATGCCTAAAGTTCCTGCTTTTGGTATCCATTCAAACCTAGATGAACTCCAAAAATATCTAGAAATTGGTTTAGTGTAAGGGTTTATTGGAATTGCCAATGAAGGTTTCCAATTCATCCATCTTTTATAAAGTGGATTTTCTAGTTTTGGTGTTTCCTGTGTTCCTTTTACATATTTTAATCCCCAATACCAATCTCCTTTAGGAGAACTTACTCCTAATCTCATTAATCTAGATGCTTCATTTAAAGTATCATTTTTTACTAAATTACTAGAATTAGATATATATCCCTTAGGTGGGTTTTTAGGTTTAGGTTCTCCTGCAAAACTACCCAT